TTTGCCGTCAGGGCCCTGGCTTGGCTGACCACCCTGAGCCGCTTGGGCTTGGGCTTGCTGAGCTTGCGCTTGCATCTGCTGTTGTTGCATAAGGTTATTAACCTGACTGAACCAGTACTGATCTCGACGGTATGCCAGAGAGGGGTCCTTGCTTGCCCCTTCTCGTCCGCAGAATTTTTCCAGTATTTCCCCTACTGTAAAGAGGGAGTTTATGTATTCCCAAATAGTAGGGTTAAGTGGTAAGTCGCCTGCCCATTCTTCACCTAGCGGATCCTTCTCAACTCTTTCACGTACCTCGTCGTAGGTCATGTGAATAACCATGTCCTGCTGAAGACGTACTGACTCCTTCTCGGCTGTTTCCGCGTCAAGACCAACTAGCTTGATTACACACAGTTTTGCTAGGTTTTCGTCAATAAGTGGGAAAATGCGTGAGTTGAGGAAGTCCTGGAACTGGCTAATGAGTGGCCTTATGCCTACATCGCGATGGGCCTCAAGTTTGTATTCATTGTTGCTGTTATGTACTTGAAATCCTTGAAGAATTTGCGCGTGCTCTTTGTCGAATACCTCAACATCAACCATGGGCACTACGGAGCCATGTACAACTAGCTCAGTGACAGGCTCGACGTGATAGTCACACATCCACGCAGGAACTTGTCCAATTTCAGATAAAAACTCCTGAAGCTTATTAAATGAAACAGTACGCTTCCCTTGAATAATTCCCTTAATATTATCCCTAGTCCTTTTTCCCCAAGACTTAAACAACGTAGTCTCAATTAAAGGTCCCAGTAGGCGAGCGGCTAAGGTAGTGGGGGCAGCGCCTAAGCTCCATTTTTGGTCACGGCGACGTGCCAGTTTGTGAGATTGAATAAACCCAATCTGTTCCCAGAACAAGTTTTTATCTTTGACATACAGCTGTTTCTCTAGTTCTTTATCTCCAAAAGAACATCGCACGATCCCATTACAAGCAAGCGTCCTGATTCCCAGCCCGAGCAACATCTGTCCCACCTGTTCCCGAGTACTATCAGCCTGCATGGTCAGCACTATGGCCCCTTGCTTAGTCGCGTGTCCATCGGCAGAAAAAAGCCCCTTCAAGAAAGCCTTACGGTATTCAATTGGTAGCACATGGAAGACAGCAGGGATAGACTTGTCCCTAGAGCTAAACGAAAAACCGATCTCTTTCAAAAAAGCACAAAACTCATTACTATAAATGGTGTTGGTAATACGTGTTTTGGCGACAGTCTTAAACCCGTATTCAGATTTGAGCTTAGTTGCTTCTTCTTCCGTAACAACACGCTCGTGCTGCTTAACGTCAAACCCAAAGTCCGTCAATGTTTTTGCGTGGCTCTCCCAAATGTCGCGTTCCTTGTCATGGTGGTAAAACAACTTGAGCCCGCCACCATGAACGTTTGCTACCGGTTCGATTAAAGTACCGTCACCAATTGACCAGCCAAGAACCTCCATCATGGCAGGGGTAAACACTTTACCCCTGAACATTGGAATTTTAGAGGCATCACCGGGTACAGGTTTTGCATTGACAACCAACAGGTCGCCTACACGTAACTTTTCTTGACGCTTCCAGGCTAGGTCCCCCTCATCCGTCAACACTCGAAAGCGATGGTCGGGGCTTGTTTTTAGGGTTAGGTTTCCTGCACGAGTTTCGCATAGGATTTTATCGCCTGTGCGGAATAGGCGAGCAGCTGTGTATTCCGTTCCGGTCCAGACGCGAACCGGCACTTCGTTTTTGATGTTACCTAGTAGGTCCTTCGCTGACACCGCGCCATTGTCAGTCCAAAGTATGCTATCCTCTTGAAAACACTCTGACAATGCTTGGTTATTGGTACCTCTAGAAAGGTGAGCGTAGCCCGGAAGCTCTTCCGGGCTCATCTGGAATGCTGACAGAATCACCCGTGCATTGCTATCAGACAGATACTGAAACTCCATGTCTCGCGAGCTATTATCAATAGGAGCCCATGTGATCTCATCTTGGGGACCAATACCAAAGACAGGCATACGCCATGCGTTGTTTACGCTATTGATAGAGGCATTAAACTGTTGACGAATAGTAGCTACAATGGCTGGACTAACGTCTTCTGACTTGATGATAAGCATGCCACGTGCTGCACGGCCTGCTTGGAAGTAAAGCTTATTATGGGTAACGATATTGATGTGGGTAGTAACTGCCGCAATCATTGTGTCGATTGGGGTAAGTGGGTAGCCACACAGTTCCACGTCCGTGACTGGGTATACGTTATGAACTACGCATTCATCTGGAGTAAAGGCCTGAACTGGGCGACCTTCGATCACCTGAACATGGGCATACTCGCCATGCTCCATCTTGTCTGGAATGAATTTTTCGTTCTTCAGTTGTTCAAGTAACAGACGAGCCTGTTTACGTACCTGCTCGGCAGCTTTCGTTTGTGGAGTGGCTTTATAGATAGTGCCTGCATCGATAGGGCGGAAAGAGTGAAACTTTTTTTCACCATCCTCAGTTACATGGATAATTTCCGTAGCAAAGCGTCCTACAATAACTGCATTGCGTGTTTGCTGGTATAAGAACTGGGAAAGGGTCATGCGGTCAGCATCTGCCCACCCAGCTACACGTCCACACATAGAGAGGCAGTCGCGGGCCTTCTCAATACGACTCTGGATCTCATCTTTATAGTTCTTTTCTTTGTCATTCAAGACACCCGGCTTAGGTTCAATCTTGAAACCGGTTGAGAAACGGTCAGGTTGAGGGCGTCCAAAGGCTGCTATCTGATTGCTACGTACACCTACGATAGCGGCTACTAGGTCGTCCTGAATTGCGATACGCTTAAGCACTGAATCGGGTAGGAGTCGAGTTTTGGTATAGAACAGCGCCTGGAATTCATTGGTGACAGTAGGGTCACGTTCAAAGGCCAAACGCTCAATCGAGTCCTGTGCATCACCGTTGAGCACATTCATAATGCTCTTCAGTAAGGGGCTCTCTGCGCCTGCGGCGGCACCAGTACCAATAGACTTGGTCAACTTGGCTATATTGGTACTGTTAGGATCAGCTACGCTAATCATAATGGTCTGTTTGGCGCTAGCGCTTTTATTTGAGAGCGCTTGGCTTAGGGGTGATTTAGCCATTATAATTTACTCCGCACTCATAATGGAGACGGACATAGGTGCAGCGGAACGGTTAACCACACTCAAGCTCCAAGCAGGTCCCCACTGTTCCATCCACCCCATACTCTCAGGGTCGCCCGCCACAAGAGGCGAGATACGATGTAGCTGACCTGTGTCTCCATTAGTCTGTACAGCAGCTTCTTGATCACATTCAACACGCAAGAAGCGCTTTGAAAACTTGTATATCTGTAAACCAGCCGCACCCGGTAAAATAGCTGCTTCAAGGGCGAGAGGCAGGGTGCTTACGACCTCGAAATAGGTAGGAGTAATGTTGTTGATTGTATAAGACCTTTGAGTAGACTGCGAAAACCCAGCTGAAATCTCTACCTTGTCGTTAATCTGTGAGCCAAAGGCGCTGAAGGCGCTGAATTGGATATTGGAAGTAACCGCTGCTACTTGATTGGCGCCCGAGAAAATCTGATTTGGAGGGCGCGCGAGCATTAACACACGGGTAGCAACTCCTAGCACAATCCATTGCCCGCTGTTCATCGGGTCAAATGGGCTAGTAACGTCACCTGTGACTAAACCAGGAACAAGTACCGTATCTCCTACCTGGACTGCCGCGAAAATAGTAGATACCACCTCTGGCGAGGCAGTCACGCTGACAGAACCATTGCTGTTGACCGCGAAGGTCAAAGAAACGGCCCCCGCCACGTTGAGAGCACGATCGGTCCTAAACCCAGGAGAAGTGCCAGCCGTGACCGTAAAACGATAAATAGAGGGGTCTAGGGGGCTCTGGGTGACCGCGAAGGCCGTGGTGCCATCACTAGTCAAAGTCCTTGAGCCGTTAAAGATACTTAGTGTACTTGACGGGTCTATCGTGTACTGCTCCGACTTTGGGTTATTGACTACAATGCCCTGAAAGTTACGCGACCAGTCAAAGAAGCGTCTCTTCGGCGCACTAGTAGCAACCGAATCGCCGTATGCGACCGCTGAAGACAAAAGATTGAGGATACCGATCATTGGAAGGCCTTAGGTAAGGGTCTGATGAGAAGATTGTGTTTAACTGAAGTCAAAAACCATGGAGCCGGTCTTAACCATTCCACCTGGGGGTGAAAGATCGTCGGATACCTCCGTTTGACCGGTGAGTAAATCAATCTGTTTCTTCATCCAATCTTGCTGAGTTGGGGATCGCGAGGAAGGAGCTAGTGTTTGGGTGAGCACCTTGTCTGGTGCCGTTGTCAGTCTACCCTTTAGGTCAAATAGACTAAGCATCACATAACGCAATGCATCCAATTCATCATCGTCATCTTCGTCGGGAATATCGGTAGGCTTACCGGCTGCATCTATTTTCCAGTGGTATGCACCAAAACGTTTTGCCAGCAATTCACAACCGTCATCACCCCTTAGAAAGAACAGGGAAGGGTTACCAGCGGATGGCATCAACTTGCGACGAATAATCTCAATACCCGCCACCACGCTTCCCGCATATTTATTTACAGTCTTTACTCTATACCCTTTACGACGAAAAGTGGCAATGTCTGCGGCGGCTTCTGGATCGGGGTAAACCGTTCCATTTAGATGCTTGATGCGTGCATCACAAACTGCTACTTTTTGTTCTAGTTCTAATTCTGCCATTGAGATGACATCGAAGACGTAAAAGTTTTGTCCGTCAAGCGCTCCAGTATCTACAGCAAAATTATGCGTGTAACCAAAATCCATACCAGAATGGAACGATACTTGTCGTCCCTTCATCAACTGGAGAAGACCCGGTTTATCTAGTGTCTCTGGGATGTGTTCATCTGGCCCTAGGATCCTACGAGCCATCTGATAGGCGGTGAGCATATGGATAGCTGCGTTGAAGTTAGGGAACACAAGGCCTTCTTGTGAAGCCTTACGACAGAGAAGCTGTGCATTCGCCATCTGGGCCGACATACTCTTGAATTTAGATACAACGTCGGCAAGCGGCTTGAGCAATTTACTTGTGCTAGTCTGATTAGGTAGGCGACCCCGGCAGGCTGCGAAAATGGTGCAATTCTTTAGGCAGCCAGCAAACCCTTCGGTTTGGATAAACTCAGACTTAGACTGTGGATCAAGTAAATCGTAGTTTGGTTTATCAATAGCTTTTAACGTATCGTCATTTACGAAAATGGGGATATTCGGTTCTTCAGGGAGGTGACGAGTGGTGGGGCATCGGCTCGTTACATCTATAATGTTCCAATGCCTAATGTGTAGTGATGGAGAGCCCGTATTGGGGTCATTGTACGCAGCGTCAATCTCTTTCTGTACTAATCCGAATGAAAACTTACGGGTGGAGGTAAGAAGGGTAATTGGTGGCATCCCGTTGATGGCACAGGGGATCGCCTTTGCTTCTTCGTATGCCAGCTTGTCCTCAACAATATCTATTTCGTCCAGTACGAAGAAGGGGGCGTGGAGGCCGTTCGCCCCCTGAAGGGTTGCTACCACGATCTTGATGTACAGATTGATCTCTACGTGCCGATCTTTGGCGTCAGGTGCCAATACGGCGTATTCAACCTGATTAAGGATAGAACCGTCAGGTGCGTCAAACCATAGAAGCTCTACCTCTGTTTCATTCTTCTTGGAAACAAAGTCACGAAGGAATGGTTTATTGAGGAAATTTTTGACATAACGCTGACAGATTTGAGACTGCGATTTAATGGCAGCCATGTGACCCACCGAGCGACGACAATGGAAGACGGATAGAATCTCTAGGATAGATGCACCAAGCGTCTTAAACGAGTCACGGGAAGCGTAGGTGAGCACTCTGGTGAATTCAGGTCGATCCCCTTTGAGTAGAGCGGAATAAAGCTCCCACATTGCGCTCATAGGACTGGCGGTGCTGTCTGGATCAACAATACCGTCAGGTATATCGACACCAAGATACACGTTTACCCAGCGGTGTAGGCTGTCCTGATCCTTGCATGGAACAAACAGTGCCTTACGCTTAAGCTCTTCGATGGTGGGTAGCAACTTACTCATATCATTACCAGCCAACAGACTTGTAAACTGCCCTTAGCTTTTCTTTGCCAATGTCCGAATGAGCTTGACAGAAGGTAGCGTGAATGGCAGGCTTAGAGGCGACTACAGTTCCCTGCTCGTTGGTATACTCCATTTGACCAGCAGATATCTGATAGAATTCTAATGAACCAACACAGTCGGCTGGATCGTACATCTGAAACTTGGCGTAACAAGCATAAGGCTTAGCTGAGTCATCGTCGCATGACTCGCCATCTTGCCCGATCGCCTTCGTGGAAAACGCTTCCATAGTAGTCTTTACCATTATTTTTTCTCCTTGACTGAAATCAACTTGAGCACTTCAGCTGCCTGATCTTGTGTCCAGATGGCGTTCTTTGTCTCTATTTCTGTGACTGTAATTGTCTTGGGATCGCCATTGATTACGACTTGAGTAGCAGTTGCATCTTTATCCTGACCAGTAAGCTTCATAAATAGCTCGACAGTATCTTTGTAGGCCTTGAGGCTAGTAATCTTTAGGTCGCCTAGTTCTGACTCGTCACCTGACTGGAGAAATTTACGGATGCGTTCGCCGTGTAACTTATGGGCAGCCGCAAGGAGGTCGGAAGAAAAAATGATTGTCTCCAACTGTGTCTGACGTACCCGATCGCGGACGCTTCCCATAAGGAAAGCTACGTGCTCATTCTTTTTATTATCCCACTCAAAATCAATACGTGCACGTACAACCTCACCAAGCGGCATCTTGTTAAGGTTGGCAATTTCTTCGGCTGACTTCCCGTTTAGGAACAACTCAAATAATTGTGCTTGGCGAGCGGGACTAAGCGGATTGTTTCGGACTGCTGTCCAATAGGCTGCTCTCTCCTTGGGATTTAAGGAGGTCCTTATTAGCTCTTGTTTTAAGTCTAAGTGCGGCTGCAAGGTTAGAGTGCTGGGTTCCGGTAGCTTTTCCATTGTATATCACCTTTTTATCCAAAAGTACCTGGACAGTCCACCAGCTACCTAAAAGCTCTTTAACTGCTTCATCGAGTTTTTTGAGTCGGTCCTGTTGATTCTTGGGGGCACGTAGCCCCCTTTTCTTAAACATTGAAAACTGGATTGAGCTAGACAACCAATTTAGGTCAACCTGCCCGGCTGTCTCTTTTGCCTGTGGAAGAGCCAGGATGGGCCATAGGCGCAGCTGAAGCACCTGAGCTTCATGTAGTGTCTGTGTCTTGTTGGAGAGGTCCCTGAGCGCGATCAGCTGCTCCCATGCGTCTTTTTCAAGCATTGACGTGTAACCTCTCTGTTGCTAATTTTCTCAAAACCGAGGCAGGAGTTCCCATAGGTGCCTTAAACACGTCCAAGTACTTATCCCAGGCTACAGAGATGCCCTCGCTCTCTTTTACCTTAATGACTATAGTGTCGGTGTTAAAAGTACGTACACGACCTATACCGCTCCACAAAGCTTTACGCTGTTCAATAAAGGCAAGGGGCCCTTTAATATCGACTGTGTAGCTAGTGTTCGGGCTTGGGTCTAGGATCAAAGGAACAGCGGGTGTATCTTCAAGATGAATAATCTGGCAACACACTTTGCCGGTTGGAATCGCAACCGTATCATACAGGAAACCTTTTTCGTCGTGCGTCATTACCCATATATTACGTACCGTATTGGCATCGGATACTGTTCGCCAGCGCGGAGCCCCAAGGTACCAAACTTTTTGATATGAACCGTCTACAGCCGTACCAACAAGTTCCTGAGGTCGATGAATATGGCCACTGATAATTAGCCCCTGGTGGAGCAAGGAGGGGTTGAAGCCATCTTCACATGGAAAACCATTCTCATACATTGCCCCAAAGAAGCTCTGGTGAGCTACTACCACTTGTGACTCCACCTTACACGCTTCTACGAATTCTTTTTCAGAAGCCATGTAGGGTACGTACAAGATTCCGTCTAGTACAGTAGGTGTGTCTATAACTGTAATGTTAGGGTGAGCCATCATTGCCGTGTTACACGACCCATCTCCAGGCATGTCATGGTTGCCTACAAGAGCCAGGACTTCAAAACCTGCGTGACGTAACTTCTTGAAGTTACGTTGCCAAAAAGCCATTACCTCAATATGCATCAAGGCGTGGTTATTGTACTGATCGCCTAGAAAGTCGATTCTCTTTACCTTGTGCTCGATAGCAGTCTCTAGGACTAGGTTCAACAAAGCCTGACAATCGGACAGGGCGTCTACAGTGACGTGAGGATCCCCAACCCTCAAGATTTTAGTAATCATAGTTACCTAACTTCGTGCCTCCAACCGTGAAGGCCGGATGAATCCCTCCGACCAGAGCCTTGGGGACCGCGCGGGCATTTGTTCCCTCGGGTACCCCCACGAGTTCGCGCTGGAGAGGTGCGAACTCGATAGAGGGATTAAAAATACGTACCTCTGACTCTGGAATCAAGATAAAACTAAGACCATTTAGCTCATAGACCTCACGAGCAAATTGCGTCACGTGGACAGAAGAGGAAACCCAGACATGACCTCCTGGAAACTTCTCCGATCCAAACAAAATTGGTAACATAGTCAAAGTATTCTTTTGCTTGATAGTAGCAAAACCGTTACTAGTTTTAGCCTCAATCCCCTTATCGGGAAAAGGCCCTACCGCTAAATAACCGTTACATGTTCTCATAAGATACCCCCTATGGATTATAGCGTAATTCCACTCATCTTGAGCAATTTTTGTTCAATAATCGATAACTGAACGATTGCACGGCTCGTTACCTGACGAGCCTCTGTCTCTTCAAACCTGATATCTGGTTGGCTTGAGCTATCAGCAGCGAAACGGTTTATAGCCGACATTTCTTCTTCTTCACCATGCATATACGCTCGGGTTGCACAGTGAGCCGATACACAAGAAGCGGCTGACATAAGGTCTGCTATCTCGGAGGCGTTGGTGTTCACCCCTCCCGCACCGGGCCATTCATTTACCCCCCTGGCTAATTGCTCATAGTTTACAGTAACGTCTACCTGATTTTTGATTAGCTTGTTCGCCCTATACAACTTACGCTTGTCGGATGGGTAAAAATGCACAAGTGTCTCGCTGTAGTTTTCGATGCAGTTTCCTAGTATCCTACCTATAGCAACGTGACGAAAGGTCTGGCTATAGGGCAGGACAAACTTGTCAATAGCCGCCATCAATCCTTCACAGGAAATCTGTACAAGGTCCATGTAGGTCAAATGGGCTCTGGGTGTACCACCCCAGAAGAGGCGTGCCCTGGCGATGGCAAGCGGCATGTTCATTTCGACCAATTCTATTCGCAGCTCCGCTATCTCGGTAGCTAGCTTGCCAAGCTTTCCATTCACGGGCCAAGGTCGGGCTCTCATTGCAAATAAGACAAACTGGTAATTAAAGTGAAACTTGTATAAGCTTACGTCAGCTCTTAGCTTCAATGCCTTAGCTATCTCTTTTGTAAAAATTGGCTGGCGTTCACGGAAGAAGGGCCGGGCAGCTAAAATGTTTCGCTTTTCATCGCAGATCATGCGTACAAATTTACGGTAGACGCCTGGGCCCCAGTAATGCTTTATCAGGGTGTGACGGAAGGTCGTTTCCAGCTCCACCAGCTTCTCCACCTGACGCTTCTGGCGCTCTACTAGGGTTTCCTCATTCAAGTCGCCATAACGGGCTATAGCTCGTTCTAGGGACGTTGCAAATTTTCTGAAGTAGTCGTCTGTAATTACATTACGCTTATTTCTGATTATAGCCATAGTAACCTCTGTGTCAATTCCATTGTACACTCTCAACCGGCCCGTAAATATCATTGTAAATATCGACACGAGCCAGAGCGTGTTTTTTAAGTTTCGGTATGTTAGTTACATTAAAATCAAAAACGTTACATTCCGTCTTACCCTCGAAGAGGCGGGTAACCCTGCCTACACTCTGCTTTACTTCTACTTCACTTTTGCCGCCACGTAAGTAAATCATACAGCGAACTGCTTGTATGTCCGTACCAATAGCTATACAAGAAGTGCCGACTAAGATGGGCAGCTTACCTGCATTAAATTCAGCAATTAACTCCTTCGGATCACTTTTGTGGTAAATGACTGGTACATTCTTCCTATTTTCGGCAGTTAGACCACCATGGGCAAACTTGGTGGCATGATTTAGGTATGGCATCAAATGTTTGATTTGCTCCACCTCTTCAACTAGGATTAAAGTAGGGTGACCAAGAAGGGAGACTGATTTGTTGGCTATGTCAGCTGCAATCCTGTTAACACGATTGTTGTAATACAAGTGTTGACGGGTTAATTCATTACTGTCACCGGTTGCACTGCTGTCGCTATTGGTCTGTACCATATGAAAGATAGGCCTTGAGAGATAACCTTGATCTACCCCTTGTCTTACCGTCATTGTGTACACAATCTTATTGGTAATGCCTTCCAGTAACATGTCAGCGCCATCTCCTCGTATTTGAGTACCAGAAAAGAAGAACCTATACGGGGCAGAACGTAGCAGACCAAAACATACTATAGCTAAGGTCTTTGCTGGACAGAGATGAGATTCATCCGCTAAAAAGACCTTGGCTTGAGAAAGATATTTGTACGCTTCTGAATCAGCAGCTACTCTAGCTAGAGAAGCTGCTACTGCAATTACAAATAGCTTCTTGTACTCCTTGGTTCCGTCAAAGTAAGCACCAACATTCTTACGACCAAAATGGTATTGAAAGTCTTTGTGCATTTGCTGAGCAATAGAGACTGAAGGAGTCATAACAACTGTGCGTAATCCGTAATGCTTAGCCAAGTTACGAATAATGGCGCTCTTGCCCAGTCCTGTATTGTGCGTTACCAAAAAGCTATCTGTCAAATATAAGTGATCAGAGTCTAGAATAAACCCAAAATACTCTTCATATTCAGATACCTGGGTAACCGAAAACCCAAAGCTAGTACAATCTTTTTTTTGTTTTCTTGGTTGCAGTTTTTTCCTAGGCAAACGTACGGGTAGCTGGGATAAGTTACCAGACAGCGTTACTCTGTGATATTCCCCCTCAGTACCACGTTGCGACTTTTTGGTACATAGTGCCATACTGGCTCGAAAGCCCAAAGAGCGCGCTAGATACACTACGTCCGTAGATAGCTGCTTCGACTTTGAAATAAAATCATAACAGCCCTCAGCGGCACTGCCATCCGTATCGATTAAACCCGCCAAAAACTGCATTCTAGTTTCGATAGAGCCTGTCAGATATATAAATGGAATGTACTTTGTACTACACGTAACACTTCCTAACCCTAAATGTCTAATAATCTCCCAGACAGGGTTCTCCTGTTGGGTTCCCACATTACGAGAAATTCTGTAATGTGGGGCTGTTTTTTTTATACCAGCAATACTGACTTTACAGTTAAATTTGGCGGCAGTATCATAAATCACATCCACAATCTCCTTGTCCATCGTGGTCAAGGCTGGAGCAGCAGAATCGCCATCCCCAAGCCATGCCCCCAAAAAATAAGGGTCTAGTGGAACGGGTTTGGGATCCGGGAACACAATAGGCCCCGGTGAAAAGGTTTTGTATAGATGCTTATACTTTTTACTTTTGTTGAGATAGTGCTCTACGGTAACAAAGTCGATAGGATTAGTCCCCCTGTAATCTGAGCGCTTTTTTTGTTTTTTGGGGGTAGTTGTACCACGATTGGTACGACGAAGAGCTAGAAGATGGTGACCATTTACATACATAGTCTGCCCGTTGACCGTCTTAACACAAAACATTTTATCAAAGCCATTCCTTAATTCTAGGACTGTTCTAGGCTTAGAGTCAGGTCCCATAAGCCTATCACCTACCTCCACTTTCTCAGCACCCTTGATAGAACCATCATACATGAGAATTCCATCACCACGTCTATGACAACCTATCTCAACTGCACCATGATTAACTGCAATCAATTGTTCAGCAGCCTCATCCTGGAAATACCGGTTCTTAAACTTTGGTATGTTATGCCATGGCATAGATTCTGGAGAAGGGTAAACTACCTTGTTTACGATCTGATCCTGAAACTGAGAAGCTAGCAGATGACCTAGCCCAGATGGTATTGTTTGATCTGGATAAAGTAAACACTTCTCCCTAACAGCCCTTAATTGATCAAGTTTTTTTTTCCATTCTGCTTGGCCGTATTTATTGAGAAACCAACTTGAATTACGGTGCTTCTTAATTTCATAGTCAACGCTAGTATCAACGTATGTTAATACGCCTTTAGCCTGCTCAAGGCGCTTACCTTCGTAGCCGCTTAGTTTGATCAGCGTTGGTTCAATAATATTTAGCATGTTACTCCTGCTATGAGTATAGCGGATCTATTCAATATGTTTACGATTTATTTTTCCCTAGACATAACATTAGTCGCTGCTTGCCTTACGGCGCAGCTCTATTGTAAAGTAAACATAAAGTAAACATTAGTCGCTGCTTGCCTTACGGCGCAGCTCTATTGTAA